GGTGAAGCTGTTGATGCCGGAGGCGTCGATCCACTTGCCATCGGACTCCATGGCAAGCTGGAACCGGCTTTCCGCGACCTTCTGGAACTCCTCGGCCCACGCCTCCGTGGCGCCAGGAATGGCGGTGTAGTCCGGATCGGCGTTGAGCCGGTATTCCGCCCCCACGATGGAGTCCTTGCGGACCCGAACGGCGTTGGTCACATACCCGTCGTTCGACGCGGTATCGCGGACGCGGGCATCTGCCTGCGCCTTGACCGGGTTGATGATCGCGTCGGGGGACCCCAGCGAGGGGTTCCACAACGCCGTGGCGCGGTGCGTGCGCTCGGCGCCTTCCAGGCCACCGCCGGCCATGGGCACGGCGACAGCCTTGGAAGTGACTTCGGCGAGAGCGCGAGGACGGCGGGCCATCAGAAGACGAACCGAAGCGGGGCGCGCGGGGTCGATACGGTCGCCCCCGTCGCCATTTGTTCGCGCATGTCGAGAATGTAGCCATACAGCGCCGCACGATTGGCCGCCGTGAACTCAACGCGCTCGCCGTTCTGATCGACAACCACGCGCGCCGAAGTCCCGGTAAGCAGCTTATGGTAGGCGCTCTCCGCTTGCGCCAGTCGTACCGCCAACGTGGCCATGGATCGCTCCGCTACGCTAAGAGTTTGCCGTAAGAACCCATGTCATAGCGCGCTTTCGGTTTTTGGGCAAACCTTTCGTCTTCTTTGGTCCGCGCCACTAGGTCGTTCTTGTCCCAGGCCGCGGCCCACCCCGGCGGGTTGTTCCAGTTGATCTTTTCGACGCCGATCACGGTCGAGACCGCAAGGCCGATAGCATAGTACGACAAGTCCCAGGCTTCATTGCGGCGGCCGTTGGTTGCCTCCCAGGTGCCCTTGCTGGTTTTCGTCTCGGCGCACATTTCGACAAACCAGTTGTCGGCCAGCCAAGCCGGGTACCGGTACATGCCGGCGCCCGGCGTGGTGCATTCCAAGCGGGCGAGAAGCGCGTCCTTCAGCAAGCCCGAGTTGAGCAATATCACCGGAACGTCGCCCCTGGCCACGGCGAGCTTGTCCCGCCGGTTGCTGTCCGGGTAGGTGATGCGGGCGCGCGGGTTGCCCGGCAGAGGATCGCCCTTCACCAGATGGAACCGCCCGGCGTGCGGCCCGGCCTTCAGCTTGCGCCAGAAGTTGTATGCGTTGGTCGTCACGCCGGCCCGGCCGCCTGAGTCGCAGGCCACCGCCTTGATCTGCATCACGCGCCCGGAGCCGTCCGCCAGCGGGTACTTGCGCTGGATGACAAGCTCGGTGATCTGATCCCAATCTTCCAGGTAGGTCGCAGGCTTCACCCAAAGCATATCGCCGTCGCTGTCTTCGCGCTTCGACTTCCTGATCTCGAACCGGTCAATCAGAACCATGTCGAACGGCGCCCCCGGCAGAATACCGGTGACATGCACCACGAACATGTTGGCCTGCACGTCCACGGTGGCGATGATGAAGCGGACGTTTTCCGGGACTTCTTGTTCCGGAAGTTGCTCCGCCCTCGCCTTCAGCGCCTCCGGCATCCGTTCGGTCTCAACCGCCTTCGGGATGTACGGCTCGCCGCGGTCGGTGTTGTAGTGCTTCACCAGAGCTTCTTCGCTGCCGGTGCTGTCGTAGAGCGCCTGTGCATCGAGGTAGGCCATGACAAGCTGCGGCCATGTGATGAAGGACGCGCTCATGCCGTTCAACCAGAACGACGCGAAGCGGCTGCGCCGGCCCTCGCCTATGATCTTGTCGCCGTCGAACCCTTGGCCCTCCTTCAACCAGCGGCCAAGCGTGTTGAGCTTCTTCTTGTCGTCCGGGAAGTGCGCGTGGTCGCAGAACGGACACACCATACGAACGGACTCGGCCGCATCGACGGTATTGCTGTACGGCTCCCATGTCAGATGATCGAAGCGGCCCTCGAACCAGTCTTCGCAGCCAAGGCATCGCCAGTAATACCGGCGCCGATCCCCGCGGTTGTACAGCGAGAGGATGCCCGTCGTCGGCGGTGCTTCGTGCGGTGACTTCGCAATGAATTTCGGGTTCGTCACCGGCCGCGACGGCGAGGACTCGGCCAGGGCCATCCGGAAAGAGCCGAAGGTCGTTGTGCGCTTGTAGCCGAGATCGAACGGCGAGCCTTCGCCGCCGATGTCGTCTTCCATGCGGTCGTAGTCGGTGAAGGCAACCCGCGGCACCGGGCGGCCGGCAAGCTGCGACGGGGACGGCCACCCGCAGGACAGCATCATGCCGGTGTGGTACCGCTTCATGAATTTGTTGTCGGCGTCCCGGTCGGGCAGAAGCAACTTCCCGGTACGGCTCTCGGACTGCCGGTGCATCCGGTCGATGCGGCGCTCGGTGAAGTCCTTCGCGGCGGCCATGGTCGGCGAGAACAGAAGCATGTCCATCGGATCGACTTTGGCGGAGTAGAGAAGCCAGTTGAGAATGAGCGTGTCCGTCTTGCCGCTCTGCGCCGGCCCGACAAAGATCACCCCGTCGAACTGGCGCGAGGCGAGCATGTCCATCGGCTCCACCATTTGCGGAACCATGTCGTTCATCCACGGGCCGACGTAGGCGCCGGGGTTGTTGAGGTACCGATACTGCGTCGCTGCCTCGGATACCGTCAGCCGCTCCGGCGGCTTGAACAGATCGGACAGCTTCAGGAAAATGCGCGCCAGATGGTCATAGCCCTTCTGTATCGTCTGGCCATCCCGACTCATCGGCGGCTGCTTCAGCGGGTCGTCGGCCGCCAGATCGCCCATCGTCCTCGGCAAGCCTCGCGTTGAATGTACCGACAAGCCGTTCACGAATGTCCTCCATAGCTGCGTCCACCATCGTCTTCAGGCGTTCGCGTTGATCGTCGGTGATGACAGTATCTCGCTCGATGGTATCCGACAACAGAAGCAGCGCCATGCGGACTTGCTTGAACGCATCCGATACATACTCGACAACCTGTGCTGTCGGCCACAAGTCGCCTTCGGCTTCCTCGAATTTCAGGCGCGCGTTCTGCCCGGTCCAGAACTCCTTCCGGAGCATCGGCGGCAGGTCCATGTGGTTGAGCCGCATGACTTGGGCCACCACGTTATCCGGGAGCTTGGCGAGATAGCTTGCCGCCTCCCGGACCCGGTAGATGTCCTTGCCGTCCTTGTTGCCGACAGGCGCCACCGACGCAAGCTTCCGCAGGACTTCACCGGACTTCATTTCGAACATCGCGGCAAGCTGCGGCACCGTGGCGCCCTGGTAGATGATCTGTCTGGATTCGGCGTCAAGCGCCATGGGTAGCCTTCCTTCTTTTCGCCGCCGCCCGAAGCTCGCGGAGCCGGTGGAACATGTAATCTTGGTCGCTCTGCTTTCGGATCAAGCGCGCCACCGAATGTTCGTCCTCGGTGCCCATGGTGCGCAACAAGAAAATCCGGACGACATCCTTCTGGCCGGGCCGTGGCAGACGGCCGACCGATTGTTCGAAGTTTTCGTTCGAGGCGGGGATGTCGAAGAACGACATCAGCGAGCCGCCGAACTGTAGGTTCTGGCCGTGCGCGGAAGACGCCGGATGGAATAGGAGGAAGGGTATCTCGCCGCGGTTCCAGGCCGCTTCTTCTCGCCCGTCCGGGGACAGCACTACAGCGTGCTTGAACCGCTTCTTCAGGGCAGCGAGGCTCGGCTTATAGTGATAGGCGACAAGCATCGGCCGTCCCTGCGTTTCCTCTACAATGGACTCCAGTTCTTCCAGCTTGGCTTCGTGGATCGCGTGAACCTTGCGGTTCGCGTCGTACATGAAGCCGGAGGCAAACTGCATCAACTTCTGGAACAGCGCGCCGGCAGTTCAAGGACGTGACGCTTCAGAACGCCATTGTCCAGGCGACCTACGCGGCGGCCATCGAGTCCGAAATCCCGCAGGAAGCCATGCTGGCGATGATGGGGCAGGGTTCGTCCGAGAACGCCTACAACGACGCGGTGGGGACGTACTTGGACGGGCTGACGGCCTTCCTGGGCGGCTCGAACAACATCAAGCTCGATGGCGTGATGATCCCGCATCTGTATCCGGGGACCAAGCTCAACGTGCGCCCGGTCTCCAATCCCGGCGGGATCGGGACCGAGTTCGAGGCGTCGCTTCTGCGCTACGCCGCGGCGGGTCTCGATGTCAGCTACGAGGAAATGGCCCGCGACTACTCCAAGGTGAACTATTCGTCCGGCAAGCTGGCCATCGCGAACCTGGAAAAGAGCGTGATGTCGCGCAAGCGGCTGGTGGCCGATGGGCTGGCCAACCACATTTATGCGCTCTGGCTGGAAGAAGAAATCGTCGCGGGCAATCTGCCCCTGCCGGCCGGCGCTGACGTGGAACTGTTCTACCAGCCCTTGATGAAGGAAGCCTTCACGCGGGCGACCTGGATCGGCGCCGGCTCCGGTATGATTGACGAACTGAAGGAGACGCAAGCCGCGCTGCTTCGGATCAAGGGCGGTCTCAGCACCTACGAAGCCGAGCTTGCCAAGCTGGGCAAGGACTGGCGCCGGGTGTTCGCACAGCGGGCGCGGGAAGAAGGTCTCATCACCGACCTTGAGCTTGCCTTCTCGCTTGACGCGACTCGACCGGGGCAGGGCACGACGCAAGCCAACCTGCAAGACAACCCGGACGGCGAAGCAACTTCCGATCAGGGGAACAACCCGTGAGCCTTCATATCGCCCGAACCGCGTTGGCCGGCATGTCCGGCCAGCCGGCTTTCCTGGAAGAACGCTACAGCGTCGGCACCGAGGCGCCGATGTCGCTTCAGGCGCATATCCAGGCGCTTTCGAGCGCGCGCCCGGACGCCGAGGAAGATGCCTGGGGGCGCCGCAAGGGTGAGATCGCCG